ACAACCAAGTAATGGAAACCGTGAATGAGGGGGTAAAATGATTAGTACAGAGAAACTACACGCTCTAGGTATAGGTCCTGAATGGTCTGAACCTTTAACTACAACATTTACTACGTTTGGGATCAATGATGTTAAGCGCCAAGCTGCGTTTATTGGACAATGTTCACACGAGTGCAACCATTTCAAAACATTGGAAGAAAACCTCAACTACCGCGCCGAAACCCTTCAAAAGCTGTTTGGCCACAAGTTTAAACCCGACGAGTTTGCCGTTTACGCTCACAATCCCCAAAAGATCGCCAATAGGATTTACGCCAATCGTATGGGAAACCGTGACGAAGCCAGTGGGGATGGATGGTTGTTCCACGGACGAGGGTGTATCCAGTTGACTGGACATGATAATTACTGGCATTTTGGACAAGCAGTAAACCAAGATTTTGTTAAAAAGCCTGATCTAGTAGCTACACCTATGTATGCGGCTTTATCGGCAGGGTGGTTTTGGAAAACTCATGGATGCAATGATCTAGCCGAGGTTCAAAACTGGGAAGGTTTAACAAAACGAATCAACGGTGGGCTTTTCGGGCTCAATGAACGCGTAGCTTTGACAAATAAAGCTCTTGAAATTCTAGCTTCGTAAAAGAGTTATAATTTAGCAAAAATTTGAGGTTTATCTCATGACTACGCCGTCTTTTGTATTGACTTATGATAGCTTGACCTCTACGGTGCTTCAGTACTTAGAGCGTTCAGATCTTGCTGTTGTCAATTATATACCGACGGCTATTACTCTAGCTGAGTTTGAGATTGCTCAAATCATTAAAACGTTGGGTCAGTTAGAAGTTGTTGACTCAACGATGACTATTGGAAACCCTATAATCGCTAAACCCGCTAGATGGCGTAAAACAGTATCAATGACGTTAGCAAGTTCTAGCGGGAAAACCCCTATTTATTTACGTAAACTAGAGTATTTGAATAACTACTGGCCTAATGTTTCTTCTACAGCTCAACCTCTGTATTACGCCGATTACGATTACGACCACTGGTTTGTTGCACCAACTCCAGATCAAGCCTACTCGTTTGAGGCGTTATGCTATACTCGTTTACAGCCGTTGGCTTCAGATAATCAAACAAACTGGTTGACTCAAAATGCGCCTAACGCTATACTATTCGGAACTCTAAAACAAACCGCTACCTTCTTAAAAGATGATACTAGGCTACAAGTCTGGGAGCAACTTTTCCAAGAGGCTATGACTGCATTGAAAACCGAAGATCAGCTTAGAACAGTTGATCGTCAAACTGTTGCACAGGATTCATAATCATGTCGAATTACACAAGTCCATTTACAGGGCAAACGATATACCCGTCAACAGTAAGTTACGAGTCTATAACGCTTACAGCAAATTTAATTTTGCAATGGCCTATAAACGGAAACACTAATACTCCAGTTAGTAGTATTATCGACGTTACAGCTACGTCAAGTGGTTATTATTTAATCCTACCGCCTGCAACTCAAGTTTCTACAGGGCAGTCTATACTAATTAGAAACGTAGGTTCAAACTCTTTTACAGTAGCTGCTAATTCCGGTACAACTGCTCCGGGAGCTACGATTGTATCTGTAACTTCTGGAGTTGCTGAGTATATCTGGTTGACTGATAATACTAGTGTAGCTGGTACTTGGACCTCTATAGTCTTTGGCGCAGGAACATCCTCAGCTAACGCTGCGCAACTTGCTGGTTATGGCTTATCAGCCTCTAACTTAACCCTTAATGAAAATAATCCAGTTACTTTCATTAATTCTAGCGCAACTATCAATTCTACGTATCAATCACAATTTTTGGCTTGGAATACTGGATCAGGTACTTTAACTTTACCATCAGCTTCATCAGTTGGTAATGGATGGTTTTGTATAATCGGTAATTACGGCACGGGCATCGTTACTTTAATCCCAGTCGGCACAGATACTATAAATGGTAACTCAAATCAACAATTACAACTGACTGAGTCTCTAACGATAGTGTCAAACGGTTCTAGTGGATGGAATACTTACGGATACGGGCGCTCTAATGCATTTGCGTATACGCAACTGGCTTTAACCGTTACTGGAGGAACAACAACGTTAAGCTCTTCACAGGCGGCAAATACAATACAAGCCTACAACGGTACTTTAACTTCAAATCAAATTATCGTTTTACCATCTACTGTGCAGTTGTACTCATTTACAAATAATACGACAGGCACGTATACGCTCACATTTAAAACCAATATTTCTGGCGGTTCTACTTTAATAGTCGCTCAAAATCAGACTGTTATGGCTATTTGTGATGGAACTAACGTTTACAATGCAAATAGTGTCTCTGCAGGATCGGTTACTAGCATTACGTTAGCTTCAGGTACAGTTAGCACTCCTACGATCAACTATACAGGCGATACATCAACTGGTATTTACCATCCTGCAAGCGGTCAATTAGCGATTACACTTAGCGGTTCTCTAGGCGCGTTATTTTCATCGTCTGGATTATATCTACCTAACGGTCTTAGTGGAGGAGCATTTTGACTTCAAAAGTAGTTGCTTTAGGTCCTCAACCTGGTGTGCAAAGAGATGGCACACAGTTTGATACTATGCGCTATGTAGACGGTGTTTGGGTTCGTTTTCAACGCGGACGCCCCCGTAAAATAGGCGGTTATAATGCTATGTTTTTAAACGCGTCTGGTATATCGCGCGGTATCCAGATGACCTCTAGCAACGGACTGAACTATGTTGTTTCCGGATATTCAAGCGGTCTTGAACAATGGCAGCAGAGCAATAATAGCAATACAGGATTTGGCCCGACGCAGTATACGTTAAATAATTTTACAGCTAGCGCAGACAATCTTTGGCAGTTTGATATCGGTTATGATTCAACCGGAAACGCTAATAATAATTTAGTAGCCCATCCTGGACAAAACTTAAATGCTATCGATTCTACAGTAAATACGCCTGTTTTATACGGTCAATTTCCCGGAACTTTTGGCAGCCTTTCTATGTCAAAAGTCGGCGTGTTTACAGCATCGGCAACTGCTAATGGAACGACGACGCTTACATTATCTGCTGCTAACGTCCGAGTATACGCTGGGCAAAGCGTATCAGGCACCTATATTGCTGCTGGAACAACTGTAGTTTCCGTTAGCGGCACCTCTGTAGTACTATCGTTATCGGCTACTGGTAGCGGTTCTACAACTGTTACATTTGATAATAACATCGCCGTTTCAGGCGGTTGCGTTATGATACATCCGTATCTTTTTGTATACGGCAATAACGGTCTTATTCAAAACTGCTCAGCCGGTGATTTTAGTAATTGGGTATCAGCGGATTCAAATGCAAATAACGTAGCGACTGGTAAAATTGTTAAAGGTTTACCTATTCGCGGGGGTACCACATCGCCTAGCGGATTATTTTGGGCTTTAGACGCTTTAATACGCGTTAGTTACGCTCCAACCACTGCTGGAGGGCAAACTTTTTACTGGTCTTATGATTTGATCAGTAGTCAAACCTCTATACTATCATCTAGTTGTGTTATTGAGTATGATGGTTTGTATTATTGGATCGGAGTTGATCGTTTTTTAATGTACAACGGTGTAGTTCAAGAAATACCAAATGATGTAAATCAAAATTATTTCTTTGATAATTTGAATTTTAATCAAAGACAAAAAGTATGGTGCACAAAAGTACCACGCTGGGGTGAGATTTGGTGGTTTTATCCATCTGGAAACGCGACTGAGTGCAATAATGCAATTATATACAACGTTCGTGAGCAAACTTGGTACGATGCTGGATTTGCTCCTGGAGCTCAAAGATCCGCAGGCGCGTTTACAGAAGTGTTTAAATATCCCATCTGGGCTTCTAATAACCCAAATACTATTGGAGGCTACAGTCTCTGGCAGCACGAATTTGGATATGACCAAGTATATCTAACAAATGTTGATGCTATCTATTCAGCTTTTGAAACCCCAACTTTAGGTACTACTAGCGGTTTAGTCGGTTCTACGCAGCAGCCAGGAGATAATCTTTGGACTAGGATTGAGCGTATAGAGCCTGATTTTGTTCAAACTGGAGCAATGGACGTGATTGTAACTGGTAAGGGTTATGCTGATGATACAGACCAGCCCTCTAGCCCTTATAATTTCACCCCAGGGACTTTAAAAATTGATATGCGTGAGCAACGTCGTGAGATGAGGCTACGTTTTGAGTCTAACGTGTTTAATGGAACGTATCAAATGGGTAAAAACTTGCTGTCATTGACAACGGGAGATATCCGCGGAACGGGCAACCCATGATAGTTTACGATCCTAGAGGAATGACTTGGGATCGTTGGTGTGCTCATATGGCTGAGCTCTTTGCTGCAAATCAGCTGGGAACTTTGCCAGAAGACAAATGGAAAATTTGGGCGAGTGCGTTGGCTGGGATAGGGTATTTTACACAATCGGGTTGTCCTGATCCAAGAGGGTTTGATGATTGGAGAAAATGGGCGGCACAGATGACAGGTTCAATGAATTTAACAAAACCGAACAAGATCTAAATCATGGCAGCACCTTTAACCGCTAATGACTCAAGCCAAGCGTTTAATAACGTTTATGACGCTATTCAATCTGGTAAAGTCACTTTATCTCAGGTACAGAACTGGGACCCTGATACGGGCGACACTACAACTTCAACTGTACTTTTAGATTCAAAAGGTAATCAATTACCAGGAAATGTTCAACAACTAGGTAACGGTTTATACGATATTCAAATCGGCTCTGCAGGTGGAGTAATACACACCGTTACTGGAGCAGATTCTTCAGGTAATATCTTACCTATTCAAGACTACAGCAAACAGATTAATTATACCGGCGGTAGTAGCGGAGGTTTTTTTAGTGGGTTATTAAATAATCCTCTTGTAAAAGACGCAGCTATATTTGCTGCCGCAGTTTATGCTCCTGAGCTTTTAGACACTCTTGGCACTGACACTTTAGGTGCTGATGTTATTCCTGCGTCTACAGCGACTGGCGCTACTTCTGCTGCAGCTGCAGATGAGGCGAGCGGGTTGACAGATTTAGGATTAGGACAAGCCGGAACTGGAACAGCTTCAGGGGCTTTACCAGCAACTTCAGCAGCTACAGATACAGGGGCTTTAGGAAACTACAGTTTATCTAGCGGTAGCTCTGGTACTGGCTTAAATGTAGCGCAAGGATCTGGAACAAACTTATTTGACACTACTGCTGCTAATCCTGCAACTGGCTTACAAAACGGTTTAGGGGTTCAAGCTCCTGGTTCTGCTAGTGTTGCTAGCATGGGCGGTGCGCAAGGTTTAACGATGCCCTCAGGTTATGGCGTACTAGGGCAAGACGGTGTTACCGTAGCGGGTACAGGCGGTTTACCAGTAAATACTCTTACAGGTTCTACTTTAGGATCTCAAGCAGCTACAACGCTAACAGGGCAAGAAACAGCTCAATTAGCAGTTCCCGCAACTGGTTTAGGTATAAACCCTTTAACTGGGCAAACTTTAGGTACTGCGCTTTCAAATGTGGATACTGGAGTCAACACTTCTGCTATCGCTAATTCAACGCTGCCTGCAGGGGCAACCTCTAATACCACTGCTAGCTCTGGTGGTAATACATCGGTTAACATCACATCAGGCGGTACTACTGGAGGTTCTAGCTCAGGTCCTTGGAATCAACCATTGACCCCAGGAGTATCAGTTATAGGAGCTTCTAAAGCACCCGCTATGACTGATCCTTTAGTCGGTTTACTAGGAAATATTTCTTCAAATTACACCTCTCCTAATTCTGATATCAATAATATTCTATCTAAAGAGTATCAAAGTCAATTTGGAGTTTCAGGATATGCTAAAGGCGGTAAAGTAGAGAAAGATTTAGAGCATCTAAACAAACTTGATCCTGAATATATTGAAATCATAAAAGAAAGATTAAAAGCCGATAAAAGCCATCCCAACTACGGCGGGTTACCTTTATTCAGAACTGGCGGTTTAGGTAAGCACGTCAGAGGTCCAGGCACTGGACAGAGCGACGATATCCCTGCTATGCTCGCTGATGGTGAATATGTTTTTGATGCTGATACTGTATCCGCTCTAGGCGATGGGTCTAACAAAGCAGGCGCTGAAATGTTAGACAAAATGCGTGAAGCTATTCGTGAACATAAACGAAGTGCTCCTATCAACAAGATACCACCTAAGGCAAAGAATCCTTTGTCTTATTTAAAAGACGGGAATAGAAAATGAGTACAACAGCCAATACAGGTACAACTAGCGCGACCGGTAACGCATTCACGCCTACTCCGGCGACTTTAGCAACTGCAGGCTCAACTGATAGCGGATCGTTAACGCAAGGGGCTGCTTTACCTAATATTACAACGACTCAGCAGCAAGCGACAACGTTACCTCAGTTTTATCAAGATTATTTAAGCACGCTGACTAAGCAAGGCGCTACAAATTTAAATAACATGTCGTATGCCGGTCCTACGGCAAATCAGTTGGCTGCGTTTCAAGGCGTGCAAGCTGCTGGTAACGCATATATTCCAGGATTAACTCAAGCTCAACAAACCGCACAAGGTGCACTCGGTTTAAATGCTGCTGGAGCAGCTCAACCTTATTTAACTCAAGGTTTAGCTACATCTGGATTATCACAAGCAAGCCCATATTTAACTCAGGCACAGGGTGCAGGAGGCTTGGGAGCCGCAAGCCCGTATCTAAGCACAGCAACCGCTCAAAATACTGCCGCAGCAGCTGCAAGCCCATATTTAACTCAGGCACAGGGTGCAGGAGGCTTGGGAGCCGCAAG